CATTCTCTAATAGAATACTGTTCACCTTTTACCGACATCACAGTTGCCTGTGGATTCATCGGGAAAGTTACTAGGCTTACTTCCATTAAATCTACTTCTTTAATAATGCGTTTGTTATTACGCTTATCGTATGAAACTTCTGATGGGTTTACTCTAAAGCCTATTGATAGACCATCTAAAGCACCCATTTTTAATAATTCGTAGGCTTCTGCACCTGCCTGAGTTTTTAGAGCAAGTCTGCCCTTAACAACTAATCCGTAATCATCTTCTTTTACCTCGTCAAACACACCAATAGGCATATCTGATTTGTGTTGGTATAAAAGTTTTACGCCTTTGTTTTTTCTCTTTCTAAGTGATTTAGTGAACGCACCTTTCTCTATAACATCATTGCCTAGGTCTTTGTTGCCAAACACAGAGCCGTAACCTTCAAATAAACCAAACTCTTTGTTCTCATCTTCTTCATCATCATAGGCTTTAAGCTCTGATTTAATTTCAATAAAAGATTTAAGTTCAGCAAGATTATCTAATTCTTCGTCCTGGTCTTTTTTAGGTTTTGGTTTATAGCCTGATACTTCGTCACCAGTTAATTTAGTATATTCTTCATGAGTTTTGCAGGGCATAAATACTTTGTTACCGTCCTCATCATGCGTATGTGTTCCTACACAGCCAATTTCTTTAGCCCGTGCTGATGCTTCTATTGGATTGTCAAATACATCTTTGCGTATTTCTTTTTTGTGTTCATTCTCAATGGAATCTTCTTTCTCAGAATCGTACTCATTAGTACAGACGGCTAGGCGTTGTTCAGTGTCGGTATACTCACTGGTCATAGTGTCATCTCCCATACATCTTTTTAAAAAATTTTGCCTGGTCTCATTACTATTCGGTTTTGGGATAGGCATATTCTACATATAGTACAGAAAGGGATTAATAAGCACAAGATGTGGTTGTTAATTAGATACAATAATAAATATTCCATAAAAGGTTTACTATTGTATAAATACTGACATATAATATATATATAAAATGAAACTAGGTAATAAAATGAAAAATATCAATCAACTTAAATCTACAAATGCTGTTTATTCTGACGGTATATATAAAATAATTAACATAGAGCCTAGCAACAAAGGTTCTTGGGTAGTTGTAAAAAATAACATTATACTTTTTGCTAGTAGCAAACTTACAGTAGCAAAAAGATATGTTGCATCTTTTACTTTTTACGGTGCAGACGAAAGCCTACAAATACCGATTCCTGACAGAAGTAATAATCTAAAAGAAAAGTTAGCTACAAGATTAAAGGTTATAGAACTTGAAATGATGACACCTCAACAATTTAGGAAATTTGTTTCTGATTTTCCTAAAGTAAAAATAACCCTAAAATAAAATGATACAAATTACAAAACAAGTTATGCAATCCGTACAAGACTTTCGTTGGGGCCATCCTAAAGGAAATCAAATTGTTGATTTTCTAATAAGAGATAAAACAAACAATTCTTTTCTAGCTTCACTGTTAGAACACCTAAAAGCAAAAGGTAATTTATCACCTAAACAAATAAATGCAGTATTAAATATAATAGAGAAATCATGAATAATTTAGTATTACAAAAACTATTGCATAGTCCTATGCTTTTCAAAAATAACCCTTCTAAGTTTGCTAGAAATTTTATTCCGTCAGGACATATTGCTAATGAAAATACTGAAAAAGAAATTCATCCAAATATACTAAGTGGCTTTTTAGAGTTTCATAGTAAAAGAATTCAGCAGTCTATGAAGTTTTATATACCTGAGCCTGAAGGAGATAACAGATTAACTGAAGATGAAGTAGTTAAATTGCAAAACGATATTACATACTTTCTTCCGTACAAATCTACTTTTATACAATCTGAAGCTAATGTTGAATTAAATAAAAAAGAAAAAGATGAATTTCTTTCTTTTAATTCTGGTATAGACATTGATATGGCTAAACTCAATGCTAAAGATGTTACAGCTACTTATAATGTTTATTTAGAAGATACAGAAACTGTTGATGATACTGGAAGTCCAATATATAGAGGTTGTGTATTTGTTTACTTTAATGATTCAAATGATTTCTATTATGACCCTAATGATTATTTTTATTCATTTAGAGAGGACGGTTCATATACATTTTGGTTGCCAGAAGAAGGAAGTTTCTATGTTTACACTGACACTACTGCTCCTTATGATAATGGGCCTTATTCAAATCCTAGCCTAAATTCTATGGTAGCTTTAATAATTGCAGCACATACAAAATTATGCTTAATGTTAATTTATCCACAAATTACTAATACTAGTTCTGTTAAAGGAATTAAAATAGAAAATGCTAATAGAGTTCCTTTAAGTTATAAATTTTCTACTAGTGAATTTATCAGAAAGCCTAAATATGAACATAAGATATTAAAGTTAGATTTGTTTGGTACTAACGGAACTTCTAATACAGGTAACAGTAATGAGACTGGTGGACGCGCTTTTCATGCAGTTAGAAAACATATTAGACAATATCAAGACGGAAAAATTACATTTGTTAAAGCTCACTTTAGAGGTAGCAAAGATATTGGAATTGTTACTAAAGATTACGAGTTCAAAACAAATACAGATAGAAGTTAAAAGTGGGCCGTCTTTTTTAATTAATTTTGTAAATCTTCAAAAAATCAAGACTTCATACGTTAAAATAGAATTAAGGCAGGCTTGGGTAAATGGCAGTTATGTTAGTGAGGCTGTAAACAAAGGTAAGGAGTTCCAAGTCTCGTCTCTGTTAGACTCCTTACCACACTAACTAATTATATCGTTTTCATCTCCATATACAATTACGCATCTGCAGTTTACAACATTAGCTGCTCCACCTTTAAAATCTCCTGCATATTCCATTGGGAAACCACCTACTATAAAATCTTCAGACATAGCAACTATTTGTCCGTTAGCGCTTGCGTGAGATGGTCTTGTTCTACCATCACTTGTTGATACCCATTTTTTCATCATTTTTATACCAGTCTCTTTTTCAATAGTTTGATGATAAGTATTGTTTGCAAAAGATGCGGCATTGTGAGTTTCAGTTCTTGATATAAGTGCTGCCCGACTTCTGCTTATTGGTAAATACTTATCTGATACTAGCTTTGCTATCTGTGGCAAAGTTAAGTTATCTGCTCTGCCTAATTCTATTGTTGCGCTTATTCTGTTAGCCAGTCTTTGCGAAACTCCTGAAAGAACTAATTGCCTGCTAGCAAAGTAAGTAGTAACTAACGATTCAAAATCTATACTTCTGCCAAATACAAATGCTTCTTGGTCTGCTTTTTTATTCATTTCATAACTATCTTCATTAGATATGTAAATCGTACTGAACACTCGTCTGTAGTGTGAAAACATTAACGGTAAAAATTCTTGATTTAATCTTTGGGCTGCTATGGTGGGTTCGGACATACCAAATTCTTTATATAGATATAACTCAACATTAATAAATTTACGGAATAATGAATTTAATTTTTTATAAAATCTTTTTTCTAAATTATTTCTTATTCTTAGTTGTTTTCTAAGCTCATTCCTTTCTGAAATTCTTCCTCGCCTAAAATTTAGAAATTGTTTAGATTGATTATTTTTAATCATTTTGTTTGTAATCGGTCGTCAGAGGCACCGTCTAAGGACTTTTGTTGTATAGGTTAATACTAAACCATTAACAGATTTATAGTATTTACAGAGCATTAGGACAGCTTTCTTAGTGTGCTAAATCTATGTCCTACTATTACATCTGATGGTTCTCCACCTTGATAAACTCTTATAAGTGCTGCAGGATTATCTTCTGTAGCGTTGAGTGTGAAGTCAGTTTCAGGAACAGGCAACTTGCCTTCTCTTACAATCTTAGTAATCTTACCTCTTGCTCTGCCACCAGAACTATCCCATGAAACCATATCTCCTACTTTTAGTGCATTTGCTTCTGCTTTTCCTTCGCGTTCTCTTTGGATTTGATTTCTTACTTTAGTTGACCATGAAAATCCGGGGTCTCCACCCCACAAGGCCCATGCTATTCTTCCTGCGCTTGGGTAACCCTTTTCTCCTGGTTTATATCCTTGACCTTGTTTATCTACCTCGTGCCTTGAAAAGAAACTGTACATTCTTAATACGGTATCAATAGATAGATTTTCTTTATTCATTAATTGGTTTGCTCTGGCTACACCAACCGTAGTGCCACCTCGCTTATATTTCTTTCTCCACTGGAGACCACGTGCTGCTTCCTCTGCCATTGAATTAGTAGGTACTGTATTTATGTCTGATAATGCTTTTTCTTCCTCTAATAAGAATGCAATAGCTTTATCAGTTTCTTCATCATCATAGTCCTCTAAATCTTCTTCATTTATTGGGTTTTCAGGCTTCTCTACCTCACCGTCAGATATAGGAAATAGGTTGGCTGATATGTATAAATCA